TTAATATTACTACTAATAAAAAAGTACAGTTTAGAGATGCAGCGTTATTTATTAACTCTAGTACTGATGGACAACTTGATATAGCTGCCGATGCACTAACAAAAGTATCAGGAAACGTAACTTTAGGCACTAATGCATCTAATACCATAACACTAACAGGAACCCTTGACTGTGGTACACTATAGAAATAGAAAATAAGGAGCGATAAATGGCTACAGCACTACAACTTAGAAGAGGTACTACAGCACAGAATAATGCGTTTACAGGTGCTGTAGGCGAGCTTTCAGTCGATACCCAGACTGAGGCATTAATAGTACACGATGGATCTACTGCAGGTGGATTCGAAATTATTCCGTCAGGATCAATAATAGCTTTTGGTGGGGCTTCTGCCCCTGATGCAGGATGGTTACTCTGTGCAGGTGCCGATGTAAGTAGGACAACATATGCACGATTATTTGCAGCTATAGGAACTGCCTATGGAGCTGGTAATGGATCAAGTACTTTTGGTCTCCCAGATCTTAGAGATAGAGTATTGCTTGGTAAAGGTACTAACAATAGCACTCTCGGTGCAGAGACTGGTTCTGCCGCTGCGTCTAGTGTTATTACCAACGCTACAGGTACAATTTCTTCTGTGAATACAGGAGCTACAACCAACTCACTAAGTACTACTACTGCTACTTTTGCTACATCAGCAAAAGACTCTGCAACAGGTACAGGATTAACTGGAGTATCTAACTCATCTCACACACACTCTGTACCCGCACTAACAGTACCTGCTTTGACAACAACCTTGCCAAGTAGTGTAGTTAACTTTATAATTAAAATATAAACAGTTAACGGAGGGAAGCATGTTAACATATAAAGTTAGATATAGATTACCAGGACAACTATTATTTAAAACAATTAAAAATGTTACAGAAGATGATGTATTTGCAGAAGGAAGAATGAGATTTTTTACTACTGTAAATGATGAACGAATGGAGATACCTACCACTGCAGAATTTAAATACGGCAAAGATAGACTAACACTAATAAATTAACAAGAAGATCCTTTTATCTATAAGTAAAGAGTATAGCAATACTATGCGGAGTAAATATGTCAGACAATATAAGAGAGTTAGACCAAGTGCAGGCAGAACTAGATATTCTACACGAACGTTCTCAAACTAACAAAGCGAATATTTCTTCGCACGAAGCCGTATGCGAGGTTAGGCATAAGATTATCATGGAGAATATGAATAGTATATCTAAAGAACTAAGAGTTATTCATGGAAAATTAAATGATGTAAGTGAACTTGCTACTAAAGGTAAAACCTCATTACATACACTACTATGGGCTGGTGGCGTTGTAGCAGGATTAGTAACTCTATTTTCTGTACTATATAATATGTTACCTAAATGAACGATAAATTTTTTAAGATTAATGTAGATAAATTATGCAGTAAACTACCACAAAATGTAACTTTTAACGAATCCCAAAAAGCTATGATACAAGGACTAAAAGAGAACAGATTTTTCGTACATATCGCAGCACGCCGTACTGGTAAATCTTATGCAGCAGCTATTATAGCTTTTGCGAAACTATTAGAGCCTGGTCAACAAGTTATGGTGGAAGCTCCTAACTTCTCACTATCTTCTATTATTTGGGATTATGTTACTGATCTAATTAAAAATATGGAACTTGAAGTAGATAAGTTTAATCAAAAAGATAAAGTAGTTAAATTAATTAATGGTTCTATTTTTAGATTATTATCAGCTAATAATAGAGACTCGTTAGTTGGTCGTGCTGCTAATCTACTAATTGTAGACGAGGCCGCAATTATACCTCATGATGAATATTTTACTCGTGACTTACGTCCTGCATTATCTACATTTAAAGATTCTAGATGTTTATGGATTTCTACTCCTCGTGGTAAAGGTAACTATCTATACAACTATTTTATGAGAGGTAAAGATGATGAGTATGATGAATGGGGTTCTTCTATCCATACTTGGAGATCTAATCCTTTATTATCTGAAAAAGATATTAATGAAGCTAAAAAAACTTCTACAAGAGCACTATTTGCCCAAGAGTATGAATGTGAATGGACTACTACAGAAGCACAGATATATGAGTATTTAGATGAAACAAAACATATTGATGATTATGCAGAAAATAGATACATGGAAATTATCGCAGGACTCGATGTTGGGTATAGAGATGAGAATGTATTTGTTGTTATAGGCTATGATGGTACTTCATATTATATTCTTGATGAATATATATCTAAAGAATCTACTACCTCTGAATTAGCTTCTGCTATACAAGAACAAATAGATAGATGGAATATAGAAACTATATATATAGATTCAGCAGCACAACAAGTAAAAGCTGACTTTGCTTATGACTACGATATATATTGTGAGAACGCTATTAAGTCTGTTAATGATGGTATTAACTTGTTTACAAGCACTAATAGAAAATGATAATCTATACTTTGATACTATGGGAGCAAAACATACGTACTCTGCTATGAGTTCTTATAGATGGAATCCTAATACAGAAAATCCTAAACCAATCCATGATTGGACTTCTCACCCTAGTGACTCCGTTAGATATGCTATATATACTCATTCTAAAATGAGTGGTGTATCTATATATGCGTAATATACGATTAATAGTATTAAATTATAAAAGACCAGATAATGTACTTAATATTGCAAGCACTTATAAGACCATAATGCCTGTAACTGTAGTCAATAATAATCCTGATAATCCTTTTCCTTATTTAGGTAATGGTATAGATGTCATAAACAATGAAAAAAATTGGCTGTGTATGGAAAGATGGGTGAGGTGTTTTGATTATGATGAACCTTATAAACTAATAGTAGATGATGATTTAATGCCTCATCCTAGTCTAGTTAAAAAAATGTATGATAAACAATTACCAATAGTAGGTGTATATGGAAAGTCAGGAGTATCATCTTCTAATTCATATCAAGAATTAACTGATCACTGGAATGAAGATTCTAAAGTAGATTTTATAGTAGGTGCTATAACTTTAATTAAGCAGTCTGCTTTAGATTTACTAAAAAAAGATATAGATAAAATAGGATACCCTAAAAGAGGCGATGATATAATCATATCCTATTTACTTAAAAAGTATTTAAATTTAAAATATCTTGACACGGTTGGCGGTAAAGTGTTAAACTTACCAGAAGATGATGTGGGATTAAATACAGATACAGAACATTATAACATGAGGTGGCAGGTAGTTGAGCAATTTAAAAAGATTTCCTATTAAGTACATAAGAGACTATATTAAGAAAGATTATAAAACTAGAGAAGATTGCTATATCTGTGGTAGTAAAACTAAATTAGAGCTACATCATTTATACAGTGTAAGTGAGTTGTTCGCTAAATGGTGTGATAAGAATAGCATAAAAAATGTAGATAATGTTGAAAAAATTAAAGAACTAAGAGTTATTTTTGCAAAAGATTGTGAAGATGATTTAAGTCATAAAAATTTATTCACATTATGTTCCAAGCACCATAAACAACTACACACAATATACGGACAGACTTATTCTAACCACTTAGCACCTAAAATAAAAAACTGGTTAGATATACAAAGGACAAAAAATGGCAGATAATAAAATGGGTTTTAGAGAATGGGTAGCTGAAAAGCTTAATCCAGCACAGCCATCTATTGCTGCTTTAGAACCATACGCTTCTCCAGAAACAATTGTAGATTTTGAACAAGCTTATAGAGAAATTGAAGTTGTTCATCGTTCTGTTGAGATGATTATTAATTCTTGTGCAGAAATACCTTTTATAGTTGAAGGACAAAGTCCTGCTAAAAAAGTAAATAAACTACTTAATATAAAACCTAATCCTTTTGAAGATAGAGTAAGATTCTTTAGAAGAGCTTTTTTAGATTTTATGTTAGATGGTAATGCTTTCTTTTATTATGATGGTAATGATATTTATTTACTACCTGCAAATGATGTAGAAGTAGTACCTGATCCTGTTACTTTTGTAAATCATTATAACTATTTAATAGCTAATCAACAAACAGATGATAACTTTCTTTACTGGAAGAAAACAAACTAGAAAAGCAGATACTATCCAGTTTGCTCCTGAAGAAATTATACATGTAATGGCTGAAAATGATGAATCTATTTTTAGAGGTACTTCTAAACTTAAATCTATACTTAAGCTAATGGAACTATACTTCTATATGATTAAGTTTCAAAGACAATTCTTTAAAAACAATGCTCTACCAGGATTTGTATTATCTACAGATAACATACTCTCACAAAGAGTAAAACAAAGATTACTAGAATCTTGGCGTTCTACCTATAATACTATTTTTGATGGCGCACGTAATCCAGCTATACTAGATGGAGGTCTTAAAATTGATCCTTTCTCAGCTGTAAGTTTTGACAAACTAGACTTTGAAAATTCTATAGAACGTATACAGATGGATATGGCTAAAGCTTTAGGCGTACCTTATGTACTATTAAAATCTGGTAATAATGCTAATATAGATGCTAATCAAAAGT